GTAGTTACAAGGGAGGTTAAGAGATTTGTTAAGTTTGCCATTAAGAGGATTAAGAAGGAATTTAAAAATGTGGGTTATGACTACATGAATAGAATAGATTTGTGTGAGAAAGCAATAGAATTAATCAAATAATCTAATAAAACCAAGAGTGTCAAAGATAGAATTATAGAAGGGTTAGAATTTGTTAAGGAGAATGGCCTAGATGTTATTACTAATACAGAGGCTTTTATTAAGAAGGAGATAACCATGTCTGATGGATGGGCAAGAATGATATCAGCCCGACAAGAGATAGTTAGATCACTTTCAGCTGTAATCTATCAAGCAGTAGAGGAGTAAGTTTATAAAAACCCTCACTTCATTAAGAAGATGAATGATGAGTTAATTACTACAGCACTCAAGGAGAAAGCAAAGTAGTTTAATTATGCTGTCTGTCTAGATGTCTCATGTTATGATTCAGCATAAAAAGATGAAATATGGTAGATAGAAAGGGAGCTGTTTAGGCATATAGTGGGGGAGAAAGCATGTCAATTCTGGGAGGCAGTTGCACTCAACAATAATTTTATTAAGACAAAGATGATGATATTACTGACAAAGACAACTAGGAATAGTGGGGAGTAGACAACTTCATTAACTAACACCTACTTATAATATCTATTATAAAAATATGTGGCCAAGAGATTAGCTATGAAGAAGGGTGATTGGTGGTGCTTTGTTGAAGGAGATGATGTCATCACATTCTTAATGGAACTCAAAAATTACGTTGAGAGAGCAACAGACATCTACAAGAGTCTTGGATTCATGACTACAGTAGAACATGCAGGAACACCAGATGGAGCTACATTTGTTAAGATAGTTCTGAGAAGTACAGAAGGAGATTATTCAGTATTTAGGAGAATAGACCATGCATTGCTAAAAATGGGCTGGACCAAACATGCTGTTAAATCAAAGCAGTCAAAAACTGCGGTGGGATTAATGAGAAGCAAAATACTGTCACTCAGAGCAATGTATTAGTATAGTGAGACTGTCTAAGATCTGACTTAGGAAATATTAAGTTAATTACCCACCAAATATAGGAATGTTAGGGAGGAAGCCAATTGGGGAAGAGATGTAGTGATGACTAATGATCACTACTTTGATTAATAATATGGACATGACATATAGAGGATTACATAACTGATAAGGTAGAAAGGGTTATATGCCACCATTCAAGCCCAAGATTATCCATCAATATTTGATATGGAGGAGAAGGTGTCCAGGAAAGACCCTAGATTCTAATTTAAACTGCCATAGAGAATTACACCTATGGATACAATATTGTAAGGAATCTTAGGATTGGTTAAATAAAAATAACAACTATCACACATTATGCAAGATATAACCAAGACTGCTGCAGATGCAGTAGCTAAGGCTAAGAGTATGGATGAGCTTAAAGCAGTACAAGGCATAGGCACTGTATAAGTAGATGGAATGACTGTGCCAGTCTATGTCCTATTTAAAGCAGCACAACTGCTTGACTTGCCTTAGCATTTATTGCCATTTGCAGAAAAGGGAGTACTAGTGCACCTTAATTCACAACACTATGCACAATTAGTACAATCTAAAAATAGACCAACAGCTAGATAACAAATTAAGATCCTTACAGCTCACAATGGGAAACTAGGATTTAATTGGAAATCTGCAGATAAAGCTTATGCGGTATCAATAGTTGAACAATACCCATCTGAGGGGTATAAAGCAGCATTAGGTTAAGCTTCAATATTCCATGCTGGAATTGGTAATCAGAAATATTCAG